AGGAACAGAAGAAACCCGAGTCCGTCATATGGATTATGGGGTTGTGCTTAGTGCTTTCTTCTGGAGACGATTTAAAAACAAAGAAAACATAACCTTCTTTGATCCTAATCAAGTGCCGGACTTGTATGAAGCATTTTACAAGAATACTGCTTTGTTTGAAGAGTTGTATGTTAAGTATGAAAAACAAAAAGGTCTTAGAACAAAGACAATGAGTGCTGAAGAAGTATTCAAGAGCGGCATTCTTAAAGAACGTACAGACACAGGACGTATCTATCTAGTGTTCATCGATAATGTTATGAATCAAGGCCCGTTTGATCCCGAGTATCATACAATCTATCAAAGTAATTTGTGTTGTGAAATTTTGCTCCCCACTAAATCTTTTAAACGATTGGACGACCCTGAAGGACGCATTGCGTTATGTACTCTCGGTTCCATCAACTGGGGAGCATTCCGTAATCCCGAAGACATGCGCAGGGCTTGCCGTATTCTGCATCGTAGCTTGAACAATATTCTTGACTATCAAGACTTCTTGTCAATACAAAGTAAACTAAGCAATGATGAAATTCGCCCATTGGGCATAGGCATAACAAACTTGGCATACTGGCACGCCAAACGTAGTCTAAAATATGGAGAGAAAGATTCTCTAGCTGAAGTGAAAGCATGGATGGAACATCAGGCATTCTATCTTACAGAAATGTCAGTTGAGTTAGCAAAGGAACGTGAAAAATGTTTAGGAAGTGATCATACACGATATGGACAAGGTAAGTTTCCTTGGGAACTACGTGCTGACGGAGTCAATGACCTAACCGACTTTACTCCAGAACTTGATTGGGAAACATTACGTACTAATATGAAACAGTACGGAGTGCGTAATGCAACACAAATGGCTGTTGCTCCCGTTGAGTCTAGCTCAGTTGTTATTGACAGCACTAACGGTATCGAAATGCCAATGAGTTTGATCAGTGTGAAAGAAAGTAAAGCAGGATCATTTGTACAGGTTGTTCCTGAATATGCTAAACTTAAAAACAAGTATCAACTAATGTGGGAACAGAAAGACTGTGACGGCTACTTAAAGACTGCCGCTGTAATTGCAGCGTATGTTGATCAATCTATCAGCACTAACACTTTTTATAATCCAGCACATTGGGCCGATCGCAAAGTACCTACTACACTAATTGCTAAGAACCTAATGCAGGCACACATGTGGGGATTGAAAACTTTTTATTATAGTCTTATCAATAAACAAGGATCTAAGGCTACTGCCGAAGATGCTCCTACTATGTTAGAGCCAATTGATTTTGATAATGAAGAAGATTGCGAAAGCTGTAAGTTATGATAGATGCATATAACATAAGTCACATGCTACTAGCCAAGTGGCGTAAGTATGCTGTGAATCCTAGTGGTCTTGGAAGCACAGCAAGAATACCAGCAGTACCAGTATATGTAGAAGTCAACGGCGAACTTGTAAAAATCGTTGACGTAATAGATCAAGATGATAAAATTGTATTAATTAAGGAAACAAATGTCACTAGCGCAGTATAACCTAACCACAAAGACAGACTACTTAAATCGTAAGATGTTTCTGGATCCAGCTGGGCCAGTTACCATTCAACGCTTTGAGGAAGTAAAGTACCCAAAGATTGCTAAGTTTGAAGAAACCGCCCGTGGCTTCTTTTGGCAACCAGAAGAGATTAGTTTAAGTAAAGATGCCAACGACTTTAAAGATGCTAGTGATGCGGTCAAACACATTTTCACTAGTAACTTGCTACGACAAACTGCATTGGATAGTTTGCAAGGTCGTGCTCCTAGTCAAGTGTTCATGCCGGTAGTATCATTGCCAGAGCTAGAAGCATTAATCTACAACTGGACATTCTTTGAAACTAACATTCATAGTAAGAGCTACAGTCATATTATCCGTAACATCTACAACGTGCCCAAGGATGTGTTTAACACTATCCATGACACACAACAGATTATTGACATGGCATCGAGTGTTGGCAACTACTATGATAAGTTACATTTAATCAATTGCCGAAAAGAAATTGGAGAGTTTGTTCCCGAGAACGAACACATCAAGGCAATTTGGATGGCATTACATGCGTCATACGCTTTAGAAGCATTCCGCTTTATGGTTAGCTTTGCTACATCACTTGCTATGGTAGAGAATAAGATCTTTATGGGCAATGGCAACATCATCAGTTTGATTCTACAAGATGAACTGCTACACAAAGGTTGGACAGCTTATTTGATTAATCAAGTTGTTAAAGAAGATCCTCGCTTTGCTAATGTTAAAGCCGATTGCGAACAAGAAGTATATCAGCTGTATATGGATGTTATCCGTGAAGAAAAAGATTGGGCAATGTACTTGTTCAATAAAGGTCCCGTAATTGGATTAAACGCTAACATCTTAAAAGACTTTGTAGACTACACAGCAGTTGGAGCTCTTAAAGACATTGGCATTAAGTATCAAGCAAATGCACCAAAGTCAACTCCAATACCTTGGTTCAACAAGCACGTCAATACTTCAAATAAGCAAACGGCACTACAAGAATCGGAATCGACTAATTATGTCATCGGAATCATGAGTGAGGGTATTGACTATGATGCCCTACCTATGCTATAATACTAACATGAAAACATTACGCGAATACATTGATATGGTTGAAGAGTCATCTGGCATCTCAGACAGTTGGTTCAAGAACGGTGGCTTTAAAACATTTAAAAAGCCCACGCCCATTCATTACGACACTGCAACAGACTCTGGTACTGTGGATACATTAGAAGGCCCAGTTCGATACGAGCAAGGCCACAAGATTATCACAGGACCCAAAGGTGAGAAATATCCTGTAAGTCCTGAATCGTTTCACGACAAGTACGACGTGGATGATGAAAACACCGCAACCCCAAAAAAGATTATCAAGTACGCTAAGTTAGCTGACCATGACGGAGTATTAAAAACATCATGGGGTGACTTAAACTATACAGCAGGTAATGATTATATTGTTCGCCATGGTGATGGTGATTTTGGTGCAGTAAAGAAAGATATATTTCATCAAACATACGACACATCAAATATAGAAGGATAATAGTATGACAGCAGTTATATGGAGTAAGTACCATTGCCCCTATTGCGATCAAGCAAAGGCACTATTAAAACATAACGAGATTCCGTTCGAAGAAAAGAAAATTGGCGACGGATACACCAAAGAAGAATTACTGGAAGCTGTTCCAGGAGCACGGTCAGTTCCGCAGATTTTTATTGGCGGTGAATTGATTGGCGGATTTACAGAACTTAAAAAACATTTAGAAAAGGTATAATATGTTCATTTCAAAAGGCGTAACAGAGGGTGAAGTAATCACATTAAAACTAACAAGCGGAGAAGAGATCATTGCTAAGTTAGTAGAAGACGGCCCAATGTACTATAAGCTGTCAAAGCCAATGGTTATTGCTATGGGTGCAAAAGGTCCAGGACTAATGCCGTACTTGTTTACCGTTAGTCCAAACGCAGATGTTAGATTGTCTAAGAGCACCGTTACCGTAGCAGAAGCAACAGACGAGTCATTTGCTAAACAATTTCTTGAGTCAACCACTGGAATTGCGTTAGCGTAACACCCATAATCATAGTGTATAAATACACTATGACTTATAAAATTAGGGCAGGCGCCCCATTTGATTTAGATAATTTATTCAACAGACCGGCTATAGATGCCGGTCCCATCGTTAATCTGTATCCAAATGCTATATTAAGTAATATTGATGGCGGAGATTTTATGCAGGCTGTAACATTTACAGTAGACGGCGGGTTAATCCCAGCCGCTGGCACTGCAACGTATGACCCTTCTAGAGTTTACGGCCCGGACGATATTGTACCATGACTACTCCAACCGGCAGCATACTATTAAGACGAGGACCTACTACTGATCGAGTAGCGTTTGTACCTCTTGATGGCGAAATAATTTACGACAGCGATCAAAAGACAATATTTATTGGTGATGGGTTAACATACGGCGGCAATGTTGTGGGCACGGTCCCTGGCACAATGTCAGATAGTTTTGCAAATATTGTAGTTGCCGGGCAGTCTAATGTAGTAGCTGATTCAAGTTCTGACACCCTAACATTAGTAGCTAGCACCGGTATTACTATAACTACAAATCCGACAACTGACACTATTACTATTGCAAGTACTGTTACTGGCGCAACATACGGGATTAGTGCAGAAACTGTAACAGGTGGCGCCCATTTAAGATTAACTGGAAGTGACAGTTCAACTGATAATGTCAAACTTACTAGTGGAACTGGAATCACGGTTAGTAGGACAAGCGCAGATGAGATAACAATTACAAATGATTCAACTGGCACAACATATGGGATTAGTGCAGAGACTGTCATAGGCGGAGCGTATTTAAGATTGTCCGGAAGTGATAGCTCTACAGATAATGTTAAACTTGCCAGCGCTGGCACAGTAACAGTCGCTCGTACAGATGCAAATACAATTACAATTACCGGCACAGCCGGTGGCCTAGTGTTAGATGATATAGCTGACGTATCATTAAGTGTTCCGACTAACGGACAATTTTTAAGATACAACGGGTCTAATTGGTACAATGCCACCGCAACGTTAGGTAGTGGATCACTATCTAGTAGTTTTGAAACAATTAGAGTAGCAGGGCAACCTGATGTAGTAGCCGACTCATCCACTGATACATTAACATTAGTAGCTGGTTCAGGCATTACTTTAACTTCCAACGCAGTAACAGATACTATTACTATTACTAACACCAATTCGTTAGTGTCAGTATCACCTGCTGAAATAGCTGCCGGTACAGACCAAAGCACTGCCACTGTGTTAACTTCAATTATAAATAACCTAACTACAGTAGATGCGCTAACCGGAGTTAAACTCCCCACAGCTATTGCAGGAACACGTCTGCTTGTTTTTAATAACGGCGCCAACACCGCATTAGTGTACCCAGACACAGGCGCGGATATAAATGGGTTAGGAGTAAATGCAGCATTTTCGTTAGATGTGGGTGCAAAATTAGAGTTTGTTGCAATTACAACTACACAGTGGTATACAATGAATGCAACATATGCATAAAGGAAAAACATGACAGGAATTGTTCGAGCCAATGCCGATGCTCATAATGGCCATGCAGGGTATAGAGTTCCATTTCATAAAACATCTTACGCAAGTGGCAGCGGAAATGTTTTTGTAAACGGTGAACCGGCAGTGAGGAAAGGAGATCCATTAGCCTGCGGAGATTCTGCAGTTGGTGCATCTTCTAACGTCTTTGTTAACGGCATTCCAGTTCACCGTCAAGGCGACTCGACTAGTGGCCACGGCAACTGGGTTCCAAACGCAGCAGCCTCTGGTAGCTCTAACGTATTTGCCAATTAGGTTGCTTTCGTAATATACATACTGTATACTAACA